GCCTGTCCCCCGCATGCCCAGACTCGCGGGGACTTTCGTACGGAAGGAAGTATACGACGGCCCATCGAAGCGGTTCTTTACTCGTGAGGAGACGAAGCGACTAATCAGCGAAACGCCGGGGATGAATCGGTGTAAGCCATGAGCAAGAAGTCTCGTGGAACCACCGGCGACGCGAACAAGCGGCGTGAGAGCCATGCGCGGAAGGTGTGGGGCGAAGCCATCCCCTCCAAAGCGGCTCACTGGTTCGACCACCGAACGAAGGGCAAGCGGCGCGACGAACTGGAGCAGAGAAGTCTGGCGAAGTTGCGGCGTCTCGAACCCGTCACCATCGAAGATATGCCCGGCCCGCAGTGGCGATCATGGGCAAGCGCGCGAGACCCGCCCACCTGTTGATCGTACAACAGGTGCGAGCGGAATGCTTGGCGCGGAAGCCTGCCGGCGTCGAGCTTGTCGTGTTGTGGAAAGACGACGGCTTACGCGGTCGTGCCCTAGCCGCCCACCGCGCGCACGTGCATCCTGACGGGACGGTTGTTCTCCCTGACTGCGCCGTGATGACGAAGCTCTACTGATTGGTGTACACTAGCCGCCATGGGAAACGCCTCCGTCCAGTTCGCCAAGAGCCAGCAGCAGAAGAAGCAAGACCAGCACGACGACAAGCCCCGCTGGAACGCGCAAGAGAAACTCGCGCTGAAGAAGATGCGCCGGGAAGCCAAGGCCGCAGGCGCGACGCTGGAGAACAACGGCGAAGGAGGGCTTGCGCCGTCACTCGTGCTGGGGATTTTTCGGAGGGATCATTTTCGTTGCGTGAACGAGGACTGTCCCACGCCGAAGAAGGATTTGTCGCTTGACCACATCAGTGGCCATCCGAAGGAGATTGCGGCGGATCCAGAAGCTCGTCACAGGAAAGACCTGAAGCTCGGGATCAAGCTTGGTCACGTCGCTAAGATGGAAGCCCTGAGGACCATTTGTGCGCGATGCCATGATCGTTGCCACGACCGGGAACGAGAGATAGATGCTGGTGAGAAACCGCAACCCATGAGAGGCAAAGAGTAACTTCCGTCATGACGATCACTACGTTCATGCCGAGGATTTGTGCGAAGTGCGGATCTCCCTACGAGGGAACGAGAATGCTTTGCGATGCCTGCCGTGTCGGCAAGTGCCCGACGTGCGGAGGCCCGCTGATACAGACGAGGGGCGTCGGTCACGTCTACAGGTACTGCTCCTACGAATGCCGGAACAAGGGGCGCAAGGGCATCCCCCTCAAGGGTAAAGTGATTGTCTCTTGCGAAGTCTGCGGGGAAAGATTCCCAGTATTCCCGTCTCGGGTAGGCGAGACAAAGTACTGCTCTAAAAAATGCGGGCGTGTCGGGATGAGCAAGAGCCTATCTGCGGCTGGGTTGAAACTTCGCGCCGATCCGGCATATCGAGCGGCGCAGTCGACAAGGACAGCAGCCTCTTGGCTGGACATAGAGAAACGCGCAAAACACTTGGAGTCAGTGCGAACACCTGAGCATCGTAGGCTGAGATCCAAGATTGGCAAGGAGCAATGGGAAGCTCCCGATTGCAAAGCCAGAGTCGCACTACGCACCTTTCTGGATTCTCCGAAATTCCACCAAAGCATGCTCATGCGCAAGTTGCCAGCGTGGCCCAAGTGGACTTCCTACGTCGATTCAAGGGGAACCGAGCATCGCTTCCGTTCTTCGTGGGAAGCCGACTGGGCCAAGTGGTTCGACTATTTAGGACTCGAATGGAAGTACGAACCCAAGCGGTTCGATCTCGGCCCGCACCGTCTAGGTGTTTACACACCAGACTTTCACGTGCAGACACCGTTCGGTGCGTGCTACGTCGAGGCGCACCGGATGGAAACCATTCGTCCGGGAGATGAGAAGAAGGTCGCCAAGCTCAAGAAGATCGCCGCAGAAGGCATCTTGGATCTTCCGCTCGTGCTCATGGGAGAATCTCAGATCAAGGGCATGCGCAAGGCGATGCGGGAGCGCGAGATCGACTCAGGCAAGAAGCCCGAACCGATGCCGGGGGAAAAGTAGTGGCCAGCCTCTTTCCCTGCGTCGACACCTTCATCGACGAGTTCGAGAAGCTCCTGCCGTGCGAGCGCGAGAAGGTTCTCGGCGAGATGGCCGCGTTCTTGACGGCCTACCACGAAGGCAGGGAGGAAGCGTTCGCCGATTCCGAAGACGAGCCACGGGTGCTGAGCGAAGCCTCGGCTCACACGCTGGCCGAGATGATGAACTACTTCGGGGTTCGCCCGAACGGGCCGCTGTCATGATCCGTGAGGTCAGCAAGGGCCGCTTCCAACTCTGGACTTCCGACGGCAAGCGTCCACTCGGCAAGGTCGGAACGCGCGAGAAAGCGGTCTCCCAGGAGCGCGCCATCAAGGCCCGGCAGTCGAAGGGCAAGTAATGCTGAAGACCGTCTCGCTCCGACAGCTTCGGCGCTCGGTCACCGAGGCGGCGCAAGATTCTGAGTGCGCGTATCCCCGCGGCGTCGTTCGTCCCATCACCCGGGCCGACTGCGCCGGTGGCCAGCGGCCCTGCCCGTTCGTGAGCTGCAGCGAATTCGGTATTAGTCTCCAGAGCATTCACCGAATTCTCAATCGCAGGCAATGGGCACATGTGCAACCGGAGGCACCCAATGGCGTCTTTATATGAGGACGTCATTTCGGCTCATCGTCGGACATTGGACCGACTGATAGATCGTGGTTCCGTAGAGAGGTTGCGATCAGTTTACGTAAAGGCCGCTTCCGAGGTTATGGCCAAGTTGGAACGATTGGGGAAAGGTTCAACCAGTTTTTCTCACCATCACCTTCAGATGGCGCTGGCCCAATTGAAAGCCGGGCAACTCTATGTGGACGACCAGATGATCGGCGAACTGAACTCAGCTACCAGAGAGGCCCAGGTCGAATCGCTCCACATGCTCGTCAGAGATTATAAACGCCTTGAAAAGCACTTCACGGGTCACGCGCCCGTCCTGCCCATCGAGGAAGCGGCACGGTTTGCCGGGGTGATTGATAAGAGCAGAAGCTCACTCCTGCGCCAGCACGCCACCAGTATCAAGCGGTACGGCGCGGCCGTCATCGACCAGACCCAGGACGCGATGGCGCTGTCGCTGGCGTCGGGGGAAAACCTCGACGGGGCCATCGGACGAGTTCACGAGGTCATCGGCGGGAACTTCTGGCGAGCGGAGATGGTGGCGCGTACGGAGTGCGCGTTCGGTGCCAACGTCGTCCACAGCGATGGCATCAAGGAGATTGCGACAGACGACGCGGATCTGTGGATGCAGTGGACGGAGTTTTGCTCACCCGATGGAAAACCGCTTGATGATCGCGTAGGAGTTGATAGCATCAGTCTCGCGGGGCAGGTGGTGAAGCCGGGCGGACTGTTTGTCATGCCGCCGACGGCACCCTTCCCAGACGCGAAAGGAAACGTCAAAGTGAGCGAATCTTTGGTGGGAAAATCGTGGGAGTTTCCTCCGAATCGCCCGAATGACAGGGCCACGATTTTGCCCTGGAAGAAAGAGTGGAGGAGCCCAGGTTGGCAATATAAAGCGGGCAGGAGAGTTCCGGTTTGAATAGCGACAGCGAACTTCAACGGCGCTATGGAAGGTGGACCGTTGTCTCCGAGGAGGAATCTGGTCAGCGGAACGCGCTCAAGGCTCTCATGGCTCGGCGGCAACGCCTCGGCATCACCTTTTGGATGTTGTCTCGGTGAACGGCCGGCGCGCTCCCGCCTAGCCGCGCAAGTGGTGGTAGATCCCAGCCTCCGGGTTCTCCCCGGGCTTGATGTCCTGGCGAATCTCGACCGGCGGCTCGTGAGGTCCGTCGTAGAACATCGAGTAATCCCTGAACGCTCGCCCCAGCATCTTGCGTTCGGTGGCCGGGCCGGCGTCGAGCCAGTCGGCGCCCGCCTTGAGCTTACCGGCCCGCAGCCGCAGCAGTGACTCGAAGTACTCCTCGTAGGCGGCACCCACGCGCTCGAAGTTGTTGTTGCGCTCGACCCAGGCGCGGCACGTGAACGGGTCGATTCTGTCGGCGTTGCGGGCCGCCCACACGTACTCGTCGAAGGTGTTACAGCGCCATCCCGTGTAGCCGTGAACGACCGTCTCGGTGAAGCCGCCGAAGTCGCTGGAGATCACAGGGCACCCCGACGCCATCGCTTCGAGCGCGACCGCGCCGAGCGGTTCCACGTAGCGAGTAGGCGACAGCAACGCCTTCGCGGATCGCATGAGTTCGCGACGCACCTTCAGCGACGAGATGCCGGCGTACTTGGCGCCCTGGGGCCACTCGGCCACGAACGGGGAAGCATCGCCGCGGCCCGTGAGGATGATGGGCGTCTGGAGTTCCCGCGCGACCTGCACGGCGATGCGGACCCCCTTGGGCTCCAGCATGCGCGTCTGCACCAGGAAGAAGTCTTGCTTGTCCCTTGTCGGCACGACCGGGCCGAACAGGTCCAGGTTGAGCCCCAGCGGAATGACCTGCCTGTACCACTTGTCGCCGCCCCAGTTGCCCTCGAGGCCCTCGTGGAAGTGCCGCCAAGCGTTCGACAGATACACGCGGAACGGTGAGACGGCCTTCGGGTAGCCGATCCCGACCTCCACCACGATCTGCGGCAGGTCCTTGATGGCGGGCTCGTAGGGGCAGAGCGTCGCCACGATAGAGCTGTAGGGCTCGCCCCCGCGGGCCAGGACGATCTGGCGGACCTTCGCCGCGAAGTCGTTCCAGTGCTTCCCGTAGGCGTGGTCGATCGACAGGATGAACGGCTCCAGCGGCCCACGCGACCCGTACAGTACGCGCCAGACCTCCTCGCTGGCGCCGTCGACGTGCTCGACCCCGGCGGGCACCACGCTCCCAGGCATTCCGATGTGGATGACCTCGTGGCCGCGGTCCACCATCATCTTGGCGAAGTACCAGAGTTGCTCGGTGAACGGGCAGACGTTGACCAGGTCCTCGTCGCGAGGATCGATGGTCTGTGTATGGGCGAAACCTGTTACAAAAATTCGCATGAGTTACCCCTTGAATCCCGGTGGCCTGCCCTGCCACGCCGGCTCGGGTGCCGGTGGCAGCGTGTCGCCGTCGTCCGGCATCGGGCAGGGCAAGACGATCATGCTGACCTTCTTCGCCCGGGCGTCGGCCTTGTCCCGATCCGACCAGACCGAATCGACGGCGTTGCAGCAGTGGACGACATAGACGGTCTTCAATGCTCGGTGTCTTTCTTATAAGGATTTTCGCATCCGGCTTCCGACGCAAACGCGAAAAACTTCTTGCTGCGCGAGGGATGACGTAGCTTGCGCAGGGCCATCTCTTGGATCTGGCGAATCCTCTCCGGGCTCTTACCTAGTGATACGCCTATTTCGTCCAATGTTTTGTCTGCATCTCCGCCAAGCCCAAACCGTTCCGTAAGGACTTCGCTCTCAATCGGACTCAAGCTCATCAGAGCCTCGCCCATTAGACCCTCTAGCTGCTTGCGTTCCATTTCAAACTGCGGACCAAGTGCATCTCGCCTGAGCGAGTCTGGAATCAGCGCTCTTATTTCCTCAGCGTCGAATGAGCGCTCTGCCATTGGCTTGTCCACGGCCAGCACCACTTCTGGAAACAGATCCTCGGGCAGAACTCGGTAGAACTTCGCCAGCAACTGCGCACTCGGGCACCATCCGCTTTTGTCTTTCTTACTGGTGGGGGTACACCTGAGATTCTCCAGACTGACGTATACGCCATACGACATCCCAACTTTCTCGGACAGTTCGATCGTGCTGAGCCCGAGCGCTTCCCGCCTTGCCTTCAGCAAGTTGTTCTGAAGCTTCACGACCATACGAATCGCTTTCATCGGGTTTTCGGGGCGGAAACCCCGTCCTTTAGGGCGGGGAGGAAGTCAAGGTAGGCACACGATGTCGTATTCCCGCTTGCCGTCGTAGGGGTTGAACGGAACCCCCGTGCGGATGTCATGGCAGCGCGGGTACTCCAGCCAGCACAGTTCCCGGTGTAGCCCCGCGATGGATGAGCCCGCGGCCTCCAGGGCGGCGCCGTTGACCTCGATGACCATGATGGGGCAGCACCGCAGGATCGTCATGCGGGCGCCCCGCAGTGCCCGGACCTCGTGCCCCTCGACGTCCCACTTGATGAGCGCGGGCGAAAGCCCCAACGAATCCAGCGTGCCGACGATGATCGTCGTGCCACCCCTCGGCGTGATGCGACTCGCGCCCACGTTCGGATCTCGCGCTATCGACGTCTGCACCTCACAGTCAGAGAGACCCCAGTTGTAGAGCTTCGCGTTCGCCAATTCCCCGCAGTTATGCTGGAGGCACGCGAACGACTCGGGCTGTGGCTCGAACGCATGGACGACGCCGGCCTTGGTGGCATAGGCCGCCGTGTGGTCGCCGAGACTCGCGCCTGCATCGACCACCACGCTGCCCTCGGGTATCAAATCCAGCACCAGCGGAATGAGCCCGCACAGGTCGGCGTCGAGACGGTGTTCCTGTTCGATCCACCGGCTCAGGTGCGTGTCTTCCTTCAGGACGGCGATCCTTTGCTCGCCTTCGAGGCCGGGGATTGTGCCGGGGGTGTGGATGATGGTCACGGAGACTTCCCCGCCGCGTCCCGCTCGGTCAGCATCTTCTCCAGCAGCAGCGCGGTCCCCGCGTGAATCAGCGACCCCTGGGCGGCGCGCTCTATCGAGTGCCGACAGAGAGGCTTCAGGTGCCGGGCCGCTTGGCAGATGCCCTGATCGTCGATGATGGCCTTGAGCCTCGCCTGGTGCTCGGGCTTGAGCGCGACCGTGTTTTTCTGCTTCATGCCCGCCACGGTATCACAATCCGCAGCCAATAGACAACATGCAACAAACACCATGTTTGTTGGTGGCTGAAATCGTGAGGTAGCTTACTCGTGATACGCTGCCAGTCTGACCAAGTTGTGTTACCCGTAAAGGTACACGACCATGGCCAG